CGGAAGGTGAAGAGAGTCTTTTTTTTTTAATGGTACGTCGACAACAGAGTTCTACACACTGCATATCGTCGGCAGCGTCAGATGTGGATAAGAGGCAGCGCTACCACTCTGGCGGCATTGCAGGGCTCAAGCCGGGCGAGGTTCCCGCCATCCTCGAGCGCGGAGAGCAGGTCATCCCGCGCGACCAGGTCGGGCAGGGCGGACAGATGCCGAACATCAAGATCGTCAACTCGTTCGACTCATCCAGCGTGGTGTCTGAAGGGCTCAGCAGCGCCGCCGGCGAGCAGGCATTCATCAATCTGGTGCGGCGCAACAAGAGCGCCGTCAAGAGCATCCTTGGAGGGTAACCGTGGCATTCACCAGCGGCACCATCGCGGGCGGAACGGCGGCAACAAACCACACGGACCTGCTGTCTAAAATCCGTACTTTCTGTACGACCGGACTGGGCGCTTCCAACTGGTCAGAAATCAAATGGGCAATGAACGGCTCTGAAAGGGAGTGGATGTTCATAGCACCTGGTCTGAGCGGGTCCGAGCAGATATTCGGCGGGATTCGGACCAGAACATCGGGAACCTACTCGAATCTGGAGATTGCCGGTTACTTCGGCAACTACGGCTCAAATCCATCTTGGGACACCGATTTCACGGATCAACCTCTTGCTGCGTTTGCTTACGTGACATGCTCTGCTGATCCGATGGACTATTGGATTGTGGCCAACGGTCAGCGGCTCATCTGTCTTTTCCGTTCTGGTTCTATCTGGTCGATGTTTCACCTCGGGAAAATACTCCCGTATGGTAGTGCATCGGAGTACCCCTATCCGTTTTTCCTTGCGGGAACGAACTCGGATGGAAACGCTCAGACTTCAGATGTGGCCGGTCATCGACACTTCGCCAACCCAACCACCGGCACGGCGAAGCTGTATCTACCCGGTAACCTCGGTTGGGCGTCACTTGAAAACTACAATTCCAGTGATAATCCGTTGACAACGACCAATTACATAAAGCCCACTTCCTATGGATATTTCGGTTCGGCTGCAAGCCAACGAGGGGCCAGCCAAGCGAATCCAGATGGTTCGGTGAATATGATCCCCTATGAGATACTGGTCAGTGCTTCACCCGGTGGGCTTATGGGTCGGATAGATGGTGCATATTGGTGTAGCGGCCTGACTGAAACCGGTGCTCCGCTGGTAGCGGGAAGTATAATTGACACCGATTACATCGTGTTCCCGAACATATCTCGCACCGCTTGGCATGAGTGGTCAGCATTGAGGTTGGCATAATGGCATTTCAAACCGGTGTTGCATCAAGTCTTACCGATCTGCGGGACAAGCTGGTTACCTTCGCAACCACTACGCTCGGGTGGTCCAATCTGAGTACAGGAGGGACCACCGTTGCGAGCACCAACCTGCTATCCGTTGCCGGGAATTATCTCGGTGTCGGCATATACAACGGTACGCACCTCGCGCTGAATGTCGCTTCGGGGCACACGCCTGGGGCGGATTTCTACAATCAGCCCAACACCGCATGGCGGGCGAATATGTTTCCGATGGTGGGGCCGATGACGTTCCCAACCACGGCATATTGGTTTTTCGGCACATCGGAGTATCTGCATTTCGTTGTTGAAGATGTGCCGGGCGAATTCTGGCACGGCACAATTGGTCGGCTTGACCGGACATACAACTACCCTGGTGGGGCATATGCTTGTGGAACTGAGGAAAGCATTTACGATGACAAGGGTAATCCACTCCGTTTCCGGCTGATATATCCGTTCTCAATGACCGGAGGAACTGGTTCAGGGTCTCGGTCTGGGGCATGTCAAATCAATGGGGTAACAAAGTACATCGGCAACAGCAGTCCGGAGAGTGCATTTGTGGTGCCCTCTGCCATTGGTTATCAAGGCACCCTCGGTACAAACCCCATCAATCATCTGTACGCAAACAATGCTTTCCTTGGTCGCACGTTGCTGCACCCGATATACCTCCGCGCTTATGGTGATTTCGGCGGGACGACGTTCAACTGCATCGTCGGGGTCGTGAAAGACTTCGCGGCGGTGAAACTGGATTACATCGGGGGCAAGGGGATATTGGCTCTCGGGGACGATGACTGGTATCTGTTCCCCATTCGTAAATTCGTGAACAACATGAACAACCTGGGGGCCAGCGTACTATCAACGGGGTATCTCGGGCTGGCATATCGAAGGATTGACTGATGTCCGTATTGCCGTCAGTAATTGTCCTTGAGGCTTGGTATCATACCCATCCACCGGGGGCGACATCCGCAGACTATCCGGGGTATCCGGTTGGTGGGTTCCCTGAACTGCTGCATGAGTGTGCCGGGCTTACCAGCGGCTCGATAACGTCCTACACCCGGTTGGACATTCCGGCGGTATCGCGTCAAGGCAGCCTGCTGATCTCGTTTTTCGATCACTTCTACAATCGAATCCATGTCACTCCGGCCGTGCTGAATCTCGGCAACGTCACTGCGGACACATCGGCGACGGTGGAGCTGTGGAATGCTTACCTCGTCTCCAAGCCGGTCCAGTCGGAGAGCCTGTCAAACACCGATGGCGTCACCATCACGGGGACTTCGGCGCCGTACACCCTCGCGCCGCTGCAGTTTGAGACCTACACGGTAACGGTGCTGGAGGACGGTCCTGCAACGATCAACCTGTCGCTCGGCTGGACCATTGACGGGCTGCTCCGAGGATTCCAGGTCACCGCGCAGCGGATCGTGCCGTTCTTCTACCCGCCAAACTGGCGCGATGGCGTCACCGAGTCATTGGAGTGGCGCACGTCAGTCTCCCAAAGCCGATCCGGGCAGGAGCAGCGCCAGCGCATCCGCAGCAAGCCACGACGGTCGTGGTCCTACTCCATCCAGCTGCAGGGCGACCGTTCCCGTCAGGCATTTTTCGACATCACTGGCTACCAGAACCGCGCCTATGGCGTCCCGATTTGGGCAGACCGCAGCGAACTGACTGCGCAGGCCACGGGTGGCACATCGGTCCTGCAGGTGGCCACATCAAACAAGGGATTTGCGGTCGGCGGGGTGCTGTTCGTCCGATCGGGAGATACCATCGAGACCCATGAGGTGGACGCCATCACACAGTCCAGCGTGGCAGTCAAAAAGCCGATCACATCGACGTTCCCTGCCGGCGCCGAGGTCTACCCGGGCGCCGTGGCAAAGCTGCCGCAGAGCGTGTCAGCCCGTAGGGTCACAGACAATATGCTGCAGAGCACCGTCGAGTTCCAGGCGTTGCCACAGGACGCCGATGCCTGGTTGCCAAGCACGACACCGACACTGCTGGACGGCTTCGAAATCATCGAACGGCGTCCAAACTGGTCGCAGCCGATCGGTATCACGTTCGAGTACGAGGCCGATGAGATCGACTACTTGAGCGGCGTCAGCCTCCGGGCCCCGAGCCGAGAGTATCCGTCATCCATGTTCCGCCTGCGCTACATGATCAACGGTCGGGCTGAGATGAGCGCCTTCCGGGCGATGCTAGGGCGGCTGGCTGGTCGGCACACGCCGGCCTGGGTCAACATCCACGCCAGCGATTTCGTGGTCATCGGCACCGTGGTGTCTGGTGGCGCCGGTGCGACATTCGCGGATAACCACTCGGACCTGATTGACCCGGCCAGGCACCCGGTGTCGGTGGCGTTCCGCACCCGCTCAAACGGCACGGTCGTCAATCGGCTGTCGAGTCTGACCATGGACGGTGACGAGATCGATGCGCAGTTTGCAGCCTCGTTCGCGATCCAGATCGAGCCGGATGACCTGATGATGGCCTCGTTCTGCCCGCTGTGCCGACTGGCATCCGACCGGGTGTCCATTCGGTGGTTGACCAACGAGCTCGCTGAGTGTGAGCTGACATTCCAGATGGTGTCACGATGAGCTTCCTGAGCGCAGAGACCAGTCATCTCGGCAGCCCAATCGAGACCTTTGAATTCGACCTGGGCGGGCTGAAGCGCTGGTACTACACGAGCGCCGACGAGGATGTTGACACTGGAACGATCATTTTCGGTGCGGTGGCGATCAAGCGTGCCGAGATCGAGTACACCCACGATATCGGGCGCAACTCGTTGGAGATTACCGCGCAGCGGGATCTGGCGGTGGCTGATCTGTTCAAGGCTGGCACCCCGTCTGCCGTTCTGTCGCTGACCATCCGGCGCATGCACCGCGATGACGGAGTGTCCGGCGTGATCTGGATTGGGCGCGTGATTGACTGTAAATGGTCATCGACCGAGGTCACCATGACCTGCGAGCCCATCCGGTCATCGATGCAGAATCCAGGTCTGCGCCGCTTCTTCCAGCGGCAGTGCCCTCACGTCCTCTACGGTGCCGATTGCGGGGTCAACAACCTGACGCACCGGGTGGCCGGGACGTCGGCAAGCGTCACGTCGAATACCGTCACGGTATCCGGCGCGAGCGGTTACACCGCCGATCGATTCGCGGGCGGGTACGTCGAGTGGACCAACCAGAACACCGGCACCCAGGAGCGCCGCGCCATCCGGTCGAGCACATCGGGATCGCTGGTCGTGACGACGCTGGAGGCCATAACAGGCCTGCTCGATGGGATACCTGTCGAGGTCTACCCGGGCTGCAATCACACCATGGATCACTGCTCAGGGCGGTTCTCCAATGCCGCCAACTTCGGAGGCATGCCGCACACCCCGACCAAGAACCCCTTCGACGGTACACCGATTTACTGAGGACTCGACCATGTGGGTCGCGATACTTGTTTCGCTCGCCATCAGCGTCGTTTCGTACCTGCTGACGCCCAGGCCAAAGCCGCAGGCTCAGCAGCCAGGCCAGATCGACATCCCGGAGACCAAGGATGGCGAGCCGATCCCCATCGTGTTCGGGCAGGCATGGATCGAGGATCCGCACATCGCGTACTGGGGCAACCAGTCGACCACGGCCATCCGAAAGTCGGGGGGCAAGAAGTGATCATAGAGCACAAGCACCTTCGCCTGTTGCGCTACTGCAACAAGGGGGCGCGAGAGTTCTTCCTGCGCCATGGGCTGGACTGGGCTGAGTTCATGAGCTCCGGCTTGCCAGAGGAGCAGATCCTGGCCACCGGCGATGCCATGGCGACGCGCCTGGTCGAGTTCGCGCACGAGTATGAGGGGCAGCAGGCATGAGCGGCGGCGGGGGCGGAGACTACACCGCCGGGTATTGGTACTACATGGACCTGCTTCTGGTGTTCTGCCAGGGCCCGGTCGACGAGGTAGTCGAGATCCGGGCAGGGGATCGGGTGGCATGGTCTGGATCTGTGACCAGCAACCAGGCCATCGAGATACGCAAGTCTGGCCTGTTCGGTGGCGAGGAGCGTGAGGGCGGTCTATCTGGTGATGTTCAGGTCCTGATGGGTGGCACCTCGCAGACTGCGCCTGCCGACCTGGTTGATTCGCTCACCGCGGCCGGTATTGTTGGCTCGACTCCGGCCTATCGTGGCCTGCTATCGATGTTCTTCGGCAAGGGATCCACCAATCAGCCGGGGTTCGCATTCAGCGCGATGAACCCATACTTCAAGCCGATCAAGGCGCTGCTGCGATCCTACAATCGGTCTGGGTGGTATCTGGCGAAGGCCCGGATCGGAAACGACGCAAACCCAGCGCACATCATCTATGAGTGCTGGACCAGGATCATGGGGTACAGTCCAGGGCTCATCGATGACACCCGCATGCGGGCCGTGGCTGATACGCTCTACACGGAGGGCTTCGGCATCTCGCTTGTCTGGCGTCAGCAGTCCACCATCGAGGCTTTCGCCGAGGAGGTCTTGCGGCACATCAATGGAGCGCCCAACCAGGACCGGGAGACCGGACGGCTTTTCATCAAGCTGATTCGCGACGACTACGACACCGGCTCGCTGCCGGTGTTCGACCCGGACAACTGCGACCTCGAGTCATTCAGCCGGGCTGGGGCGGCCGAGATCGTCAATGAGATCACGCTCAAGTTCACCCGGGCAGAGGAGGGCGGGAAGCAGGATGCGGTGACCGTCCAGAATCTGGCCAGTATCCGCAACCAGGGGCGCGTCATTCCGCAGGAACTGGACTACTTCGGCATCACGGACGCCACACTGGCCGCCAGGGTCGCCCAACGTGAGCTCGAAACCAGAAGCCGCGGGCTGGCGAAGGCAACCATCATCGCGACCCGCGAGGCCTTCGCGGTTTACCTGGGCGATGCGGTCAAGCTGACCTGGCCTGACCTCGGTATCGCATCGCTGATCATGCGGGTGGTGTCGATGAACATCGGCGACCTCGAGTCCGGGACGATCCGCATCGAACTCATCGAGGACAATTTCGGGCTGCCGGCCACATCGTTCGTAGAGGCCCCGCCGATTGGGTGGACGGACAACTCTGGCACCGCGGTCCCGGTCGTCGACCAGCGGGCCATCGAGGCACCTTACTGGACGGTGTTCCGCCGGACGACCAGCGCAGACCGCGCGGATTACCCGGCCGACTGGGGCTTCGGCATGGTGTTCGCCCGAAATCCGATGTCCTCATCGGTTCGGTATCAGCTCATGGCGTCGCCGGATGGCAGCGCCTACAGCAACATCGGCGTCGGGAACTGGACGCCGTACTGTGCCCTGGCGTCCGGCGTGGACCGCCTGACGACCACCTGGACCATCAACACCATGACCAGCTTCTACACCGTCGAGGTGGGCGACCTGGCCTACGTGGGCGATGAGATCGTCGAGATCACGGCAATTGGATCTGGAACCGTCACCGTCACCCGGGGCGTGCTGGACACGATACCGGAGCCTCACGACGCCGGCGCCGACGTGTTCATCGAGATCGATGGCCAGGCCGGCTATGACAACGAGGTCAGGGTGGACGGTGAGACTGTCTACTACAAGTCGCTGACCGTGGCCTCACAGGAGACGCTGGCGGTTGGGTTGGCATCGCCCATGACGCTGACGCTGGACAACCGGGCGAGCCGGCCATACCCGCCAGGCAACGTGCAGATCGGCGGGGAGTATTGGCCGGCGACGGTGGCCGATGAGGATGTTGCGGTCACCTGGGCGCACCGGGACCGCACCCAGCAAACAGCAACACCGCACATCGCGTGGACGGCTGGCAACGTGGGGCCAGAGGCGGGCGTGACCTACACGCTACGCGTCTACCGTGGCGTGACCCTGCTGGAGACGCAGAGTGGTATCAGCGGAACCAGCGCCACCATCTTCAGCGTGCCGACCACAGCCGGCGCCCATCGGATCGAACTGGAGTCGGTCAGGGGCGGGTTGGCCAGCCGGATGTTCGTGCATGCGTTCGAGGTGTGAGGGCGGGCGACTTCATGCGCTTGATCCGTGGCATTGAAGCCTACGGGAAGTATGTCGAGGCATGGGATATTGTTGAGGCCACATGGGACGAGACCAAGGATTCCAGTGACGCAAAAATTGCGTCACTAATAAAATCAAATAGTTAAGAGCTGATAGATGAACTGGAAAGCCAGACTGCGAATTCGCAGTCTGCCCAATCCGCAGTCAACGTGGTCAACGGAGGAACAACCCCCGGCACCTTCGCCCACGAGCTGCTGGCCATCGAATACGCCGGCTGGATCAGCCCGAAGTTCTGGTTGCTGGTCAACCAGACCTTCATCGACTACAAGATTATTCGATTTCTTCTGTCGTGAGAAATTCGCCCATCAGTCCTCCATCAGTCAAAACTGCAGCGCATATTGCCCAATTCGCTGCCTTTGCCTTACTCCATCTCTTCGCATCTTTGCATCGTGTGCGTTGTGGCATTTCTGGCACAGGGCTGCAAGATTGAGCAGGCTTGCGGCCTCCGGTCGGTGGTCAAAAACATGGGCGGCGGTAAGCACTACCCTGCTGCCCGTAACCGGGTGCGGTTTGCCATTCTCTGCTCCACACCATTCACATTTGTTCTTCGCCCGAATGAACCGGACAAACCTGCTGCGCAGCTTCCAGTCCTTCGGATAGCGCGCTTTATTTTCCGGCCGGATAGGCATAACTCCCCTCTTCAATCAGATCGCTGCGCTTTGCTGCCGACCCCATCACTCCCCCTCGATCAGCTTTTTTACGTGATCCACAATCCTGTACCACGGGCCTTCTTCGCCTTCGGGTGGCTCAGATTCAACGATCAGCCCAAGTTCGAGCGCATCGTCCTGCATTCCGCCGCCATCGTAATCACAACCGTCGAAACTGCATTGGATTGCGGTAACGAAAAACTTGGCCAGCTTCTTGTTCATTGCCTCCGCAGCGGCGAGGCGCTGCTCAAGCTCGGTTATGAGATTGACGGCTTCTTCGTATTTTACCCACAGGCCCTCCTTGTTCGGTTTCAGCCCATTTATATAGCGTCCCGTGTTATAGTGGTATATTTCAAGATCGTATCGTTCCATCACTCTCCCCTCGGTTCGCTTTTATAACATTTCCATTCTGTTGTTTTGTCTGAATCTTCAATAAGTTCGCATTGGTACTGTCCTGATGCTATGTTGATCATTCCTGTTATTATTCCAAGGTGTAATCCGAATAGGAAAGGGCCAACTAGTAGTATGATCATTCCAATTATGAACGATATAATATCAAACTTAGTCATCACTCCCCCTCTATCAGTTTTTCCAGGATTTCGTAACAGTTCCCGGTTTCTATCAGTTCGATCTGCGCCTCTTTGATTCCAGAGACAAGCTCAGCAATGCGCGACTCCGCAGCGGCGAGGCGCTGTTCAAGAGATTCTTTTTCTCTACGCCAGTTTTTTTCAGCATTTAACCAACCACCAGCAAGTTCATGCTTTTCTGTTTGCAGAGTTTTGCAATCAAAACAGTTTTCCATCACTCCCCATTCAACACAACATCCGGTGACAATATTTCCCAATCTCCAGCCAAATCTTCTGCGTAAAATGTCATGCCGGGACTACCACCACGCGGAGAAGGAACTTCTAAGGTCATGTGAGCATTGCCGCTCGTCGGAAAACGCATCATATTCAAGGCATACGCTTTCTTAATGCCCTTCCAAGACACCGGCCTAAACCAATGCTCTCCCGGAATTGACTGGTCCATTACATGCTGAATCGCTTCGTGTAATTTCATGCTTCCCCCATTATCTTGCAAACCGTACACATCGGATCACGCAACTCTGGCTGATCGGCATCTGGGCAGTCTCCGAAGTATCTATGCCTAACTCACCGCTCATAAATGCTTGAGATAATCAGCACAATTTGCGCTTATCTCGTGCATGTTCACGCCGTCAACGCCGCAGCCGCTGGAGAACCAGAGGTCTTACGCAACTCTTGCGTGCGTTTAAGGTCCGGCCTGAGCGTGTCCAGACCACGAGCCAGGATGTTCCTGGCAGCGTTTTCGTCGCGGTCCATGACGTTGCCGCAATCGCATTCCATCGTGCGTTTATCCAGTGGCATGTCATGAATCTGACCGCATTCGGAACAGGTCTTGCTGCTCGGCTCGAAGCGACCGATAAAGGACACTTCGACGCCGCGCAGTTCGGCCTTGTACTCAATCATCCGGCGCAGCGTGCCGAAACCAGCATCGCTGATCGGACGGGCGAGCTTGCCATTCCTGACCATGCCTTTGACGTTCAGGTCTTCCAGACAGATGACCTTGTAGTCTCGGGTCAGTCGGTCAGACAGCTCGTGCAATACAGCCTGCCGCTGGTCGCTGATGCGCTTGTGCAGCTTGGCGACCGCGAGCTTGGCTCTCGCTCGGCGGTTCGATCCTTTCTGCTTGCGCGACAAGCGGCGCTGCTTTCTCTTCAACGCCTTCAAGTTCCGCTTCAGTGCGTTGTTCGCGGGGAATACGGTACCGTCAGATGTAACCGCCAAAGACTTGATGCCGAAATCGACGCCGACCGCTTCATGCTGCGGCGCGTGAGGATTGTAGTCGTCGGTCTCGACGAGGATGGAAGCATAAAACTTTCCAGCGCGCTGACTGATCGTGACCTGGTTCAGAGTGCCGGTGAAACGCAACCGCTGGCGCATCTTGATGCGCGTCTTCAGCTTCTCGATCCGCAGCTCCCTGCCATCCACATCGAACTTGGGCGTCTCGCGCAGGGCGAAGCTGTCGCCGATGCCTTTCTTCTTGAAGGTCGGGAATCCTGGCTTCTGGCCAAGCTTGACGCGGCGGAAGAAGTGCTTGAAAGCGTTGTCCAGGTCGTCAATTGCGTTGCGGGTAACGCGGCTAGACACTTCGTTGTACCAGGGGAATGCCGGACGGATGACCTTGATGTAATGCTGGTATGCCGCTGCCTTCGACCACTTCACATCCTTCTTGCTGAAGTGCTCCAGCAGCCGGTTGTAGCAATGACGACGAGACCCACAAGCGCGGGCCAGATAGTCCGCTTGTTCTGTGGTCGGGCGCAGTTCAATCTTGTGCGCGAGTAACATCGTAGATGCCTAGTTCTTCCGCAATAGCGTCACCAGCAGACTGAAGGTCAGCTAGCAGTTTCTTGTGTTTCCTGGAGCGGCTGCCGTACAGCCTGGCCGAAAAGACCGTAATGATTTCGAGCACGTCCTGGGCAAGCTCTTCCTCGAAGCTCGGTTGCTCTCCTTTGTGAATGATGACGATCTCGATGCCCTGTATTTCACACAACGCGAAAACCAGTTCAGAGCCGAAGCGCAGAAGCCTGTCCTTGTGGGTCAGTACCAGCCGGCGCATCTGTCTCCGCAAGATCATCTCCAACAGCTTCTGGAGCCCTTTCTTTCGGTAATTCATGCCGGAGCCGAGATCGCGAATGACCTCGGTGCGCCAGCCCTTCGCAGCGCAGTAGGCTTCGAGCATCTCGTGCTGACGATCAAGGTCCGACTTCTGATCGTGACTCGACACTCGCGCATAACAAATCGTCGGTGCATCCGCGTCCCCAAGTGCAAGCAGATCGGCGACCGCGTAGTAGCGTGTCCCGCCTTTCGTTTTTCGCGCCGGGATAAGCTCCCCGGTCGCTTCCCACTTCCGCAGGGTCGCTGGGGTCGAGCCAATCAGCGCGGCGGCTTCGCCAATCTTAACTAGCTTGCGTTCCATAATGCTAGATTATGGCAGATCAGAGAAGATTTCAAGCATCAGTTACGAGCCCCGATCTTCTGTGCCTTCTGCAGCTCCTCAACCTCATCTGCCAGAATCGAGTTCAGTCCGCTGAGCCACTCGATTCTGTGTGCGATCTCTTGCGCCATCGGTGTTCCTCCTTCGCGCACAAGTGCGGCAAGCTGCCTGTCAGTGTCTCTGCAGTTGCCAGTCTGCGCCGTGTACAAAGACCTGGAAACTTCTCTGGCCATCGACTCCGGCAGTTCGCACGTAACCCTCAATTCGCTGCCGCGCCAGTTCTTGATGTGCAGATGCACGATGCTGTTTCCAGTTTCTGGTTTCCTGGTTTTCACTTCGCTTCCCCTGTCCTGGATATCAGCTTCGGTCCAGATGGACGCATGAATCCGGTATCATGATTGCCGCCTATGGACTGCAGATACTGCATCTCTACCTTGGCGCTGTTGATGATGACCTGAGCAACGTCAGCAATCGCTTTGGCTCTGTCGATGTCCATCGGGTTGTCCTCGTCCAGCAGGCTCTCAATGGCTGCAAACAGGTGGTTGCGCAGGTCTTCGATCCGGTTCTTCATGCGGCTTTGCCTCGTTTCTTTTCGATGTGCTTGATTCGCCTGCGCAGCCCGTTGACCTGCTGTATCGCTGCAACCATCTCTGGCGGATAGCGATGCACCGAGTTCCTCTGCATCAGCTCCTGGCGATCGATGACCTCCAAGTTATCGATCACGATGTTGGTTTTGTCGTTGTCCTTGAAGATTACGATAAACCCATCTGGTATTGGTCCGTTGTGCTCCTCCCACACCAATCGATGCACCGGCACATAGTCTCGTCGGCTCTCTCCGGTGTCCGTCATCTTTCGCTGCAGGTAGCCGTCATGCAGTCGCTCATGGCCGATAGGCTGCCAGGTTTGCGGCTTGTTGCCTGGCTTGAAGCGCGTTTCCGCCGATCGTCCTCCTGCTTTATGGCTCTTGCCCTTGTTCCACGGCACCAGGCCAGGCTGGAATTGATGCCGTTTACCTTGTGGGCAGTTCAACCGCTCGGAGGCTTTCACGCGGTATTCATGCGTCTTCCGCAGTCCGAGTTCATAGGCTTGCTGGTACACACTATTCACCTGGCGATCCAGTTCAGCGGCAATATCCACTGACGACCGGTGCGGGTAGTGCTCGCGCAGGTAGGTTATCTCTTCGGCGCTCCACTTCTTCCTCATTCCTCAACCCTCCATAGTGCCGCAACCGCCCTGGCATAAATGACCAGGGCGCAAATCATGATGTCGATCATTTCCAGTCCTCACTCCTACTGCCCGCCTTACCGTGCCGCGCCATCCCTAGCCCACCGCTCCTAACCATGCCTGCCATGCCGCTCCGGGCCGTGCCTCGCCGCGCCACGCCGGGCCATGCCAAACCTGCCTAGCCTTGCCGCAGGAGACTGCTCAATGCAGAGCAGCAATCGCGTCCCTGGCCGCAGCGAATGCCAACGCCGCCAGATTCATCTTCCCCTTCCACTCTTCGTCAGTCTGCTGTTCTGCAAATGACAGCAGCGACTGGATAGACTTCTCCGCTGACGCCAACTGCTCGCGCAACTGATCCAGCGTCCGCGCCAGCATGTCCGGATGCTCCACGATGACCTCGGTCTTGTGGTACGCACCAGGGCCATTTCCACCGGCGGGCGGCACAAAGTAAAAGACCGGCGTAACCGTCTTTTCTTGCGTTTCCTCGTCGTTTCTGACAAAGCGCACTGACTTGATGAGATGGCGGGCTTCATGGTGTCGCCACAACTCCCCGGCTACCGCATCGTCCCATTCAAAGACCGGATGCAACGCGGCATCCTCGGGCCTGGCAGCCTCGACTACTGTACCTGCCACCAGCTTGCCGGTTTTGTCACACAGCCCAGTCAGTTCATCACCGATGGTTTGTGCGCTTACTCCCTTGATCGACCGCCCGAACTTCAAGACGAAGTTCTTGGCCTCCTTCACTTTCCGATTACTCATTCACTCGCCCTCACATTGATGTTTCCCATGCCTGCCGTTCCGGGCCTAGCCTTACCGCGCCATGCCAGTCCAAGCCTGCCAAACCTAGCCAATCCACGCCCTGCCTTGCACTGCCGAACCTCGGCATTCCACGCCTGCCATTCCACGCCTCACCGTACCGAACCACGCCGGGCCGTGCCTTGCCTGCCATGCCACGCCTCGCCACGCCGCGCCACGCCAAGCCGCTCCACTCCTGCCGTGCCTCGCCTCGCCAGTCCTTGCCCGGCCTCGCCTAGCCAGTCCTTGCCCGCCTTGCCGGACCGGGCCTTGCCGGACCGGGCCAGGCCAGGCCTTGCCTCAATTCACCAGTTCAAAGGTTCCCCATCCCAGTCCGGCGCTCGCCTTGCTGTCCGGCCGGCCTTCCCCAACTCCTACTTGCGCGCCAACCCGGGAAAGCAGGTTGGTAACGTCGGTGATCGTGAACTGATCCGCGTCATACCGAACCGTCACGTTCGCGCCCCATTCGCGCCACATTGGGCGGATGCGGATGTCAGCCACGCCGGTCGCGTTCCGTACCGCCATGTCCAGGCGTTCCGGTTTCCCTGCTTCCAGCTTGACCAGCGGGATTCCATCGACCGCATCAAAACCATCGGCCACAATAAATACTGACAACTTCGCCAGCGTCATCTTGAACCCGACAAGACGACACGCGCTGATGATCCCCTGCCGGAAGGCCGATGCGGGAATACCAACCCATCCATCGGTGCTGATGTGCATCGCGTTGCGCATGTCCTCGTCGAAGTCTCTGGCCTCCCTGACTTTCTTGCCTTTCGCGGTCGATCCGGCGGCCATCTTGTCCATCATCGTGTTCATCGCTTTTTGCGAGAATCGAAGCTGGACAAAAGGCGCTGTCCCGCGAATCTTGAATACCGCCGTCTCTATCTTCGGTGCGCTGATTTGCACCGCTACTGCTGATTGTTTTGCCATTGTTTCAGTCTCCTGTATTCCGTGCTGTTTATGCGGTCAGCCCGGTTACCGCTTTTTCTTTTTTCCAAGCCCTGCAAAGCCACGAGCGGACGAAATCGTCATGCGCGTCGGCATATTTCCCGTCCGACGTTCGCCGAATCTCTTTTGCCGAGTACATCCGCTCAAGGCAATTCCTGACGATGTTCTTCGCAAGACCTGTCCGCTCGATCAGCTCAGCAACGCTCACCGGATCCTGGCCGATCAACGCCTTGACTGCAGAGTAATTCCCTTCGCACCCACGCGACTTGCCGCCCTGTCTGCGGTAGAACTCCTTGTGCTTTCCGATGCCGAGTTGCACTGCTTTGTGCCGCACAACATGGACTGACACGCCGAGCTTCTCGGCAAGTTCTGCGTTGTGCTTGATCGGGTAGTGCTTAACCAGGTAAGCCAACTCTTCTTCAGCCCATACCTTGCCTGTGTAACGGTTCTTCATTTCCCATCGTCCTCTTGCCGCTTCAGTGTGTCATATACTGTTCGCAAGCATGAATAATGCCGCAGCAGCCACGCATGGAACTTGTCCATTTCCAATTGCCTTAAATCGCTCCACCCTGTAGGAGTCGCCATCATCCACTCCATATATTCCGGGGCCACTTTTCCAAACACCTTCACGTAATTCCGGCAACTCGGCCATTTTTGCATTGATGTGGCGGCGTAGTTGGCCTTTGTCGTGGGAGTATGCAAGTAACCAAAATCTTTCCCGTACGTGGTCACCACCCATGTCTCGCGCTTCAAGGGAAATGCATCTGGTTTTGTAAGCCATCTTTTCGAGGTCGTCTGCTGCAAAGTCAATTGCTTCTCTGCTGACGTTTTCCGCAAATACGTACCTGGGAGCCGCATCTGCCACGATTCTTCGCATTTCAGGCCAAAGATCGTCGGCGTTGTTCTTGCCTGCAGCAGCGGTGCTGTATGCTTGGCAAGGGAAGCCTCCAGACACAACATCAAGGATCCCACGCCACGCTCTTCCGTCAAATGTACGAATGTCATCCCATATAGGGAATGGTCCAAGGCTTCCGTCATTTTGTCGCTGTGTAAGAACGCATCTGCAATACCAATCCAGTTCGACAGCGCACACTGTTTTCCAGCCAAGCGAAGCAGTCGCAAGCAATCCGAGACCAGCGCCTGCGAAAAGAGCCAGCTCATTCATTTGATCCCCATTTCATTTCCCGTCGTCCCCTTCGTACCGTTCAACCAAAGCCTTCAGATGCGCATTCTCGCAGCGCAGGAAGGCCACTTCGTCGATGAGCGCGTCCATCTCTGCCAGCTTCGACAGCATGGCCTCCACGGCTTCCTGGTTGCGTCTATCTGGCACTTCGAACCAATCAAGTAACCTACCCATGATCCCTCCTTAAATCGGCCAGAACCCAGCCCAAGCGGTGATACACATCGTTCACCACCTGCGCCTTCAGTACCTTGTCACTCGCAAACCGCGCCGATCTCAATTCGAGACTCGCGGCGATAAGCTCCCCGATGTACCACTCCAGCGAGTGCTGGCCTGGCGGCGACTCTGGTGCCGGTATGTCCTTCAGTCTGAGATTCAGTAAATTGATCATGCGATCCCCCGTATCGCGTCACGCAGACGCCTGCTGTTGGTAATGAGTTCATCCGCAGTCATCATCTTCACCGCAGCCAACGCCAGATCAATGTGTGGGCCACGCGGCAACTGGTTGATCCTGACTAGCTCCGCAGTCTTTTCATCGCCACGCGCTATCAGATCCGTGATCTGCTTCCATGCACGCAGCTTCGCCAGGTGCTCCATGCGCTCGACTTTTTGAAGGGCTGTTTCTGTCATTTTTTACCTACGCAAATAGACAATCTTGAAAAAATTCTTCTTTCTCAAATCTCTTTGCAGCCTGATCAAGATTCAGTTTTGCCTGCTTAAAATATGAATCTTTCAGCTCAACGCCTATTGCTTTCCTGCCAAGCGATACCGGGCTGTAAACTTCGCTTCCTACTCCCATGAATGGCGTTAACACAACCTCGTCAGGATTGCTATACAGTTCAACCAGCCTATCTATCACATCAAGCTGTAAAGGGTGTACATGCTTTTCGTCATCTTCTTCTTTCGAGTCTCGAAAAGGGAGAACATTGTCAATCCGTATATCATCCCAAACACTGCTGGCGTAACGCTGCCAGATGTAATGAGACAGTTTGTTAGACTTCGGATCTCCATGTGTCGA